ACTTATGAGTTAACAGATGGGTTAGGAAATAAAAAACCATATAAATTTGAAATTTCTGGTGATGTTAAACCTGATAGTTGCCAAAACTCAATAAAAATTGAACTATTTTGGGCTGAGGAAAGACTAAAACGTAATACAAAATATCGAAATAGTCTTCAATATACACCTAATGATAATAATATTGTTGGAAGAATATATGTTGCTAGAGCACCATTATCATCTGAGTCTGACTCAATATTAGATAAAAGAATAACAATATGTATTAAGTATAAAGCTCAAAATGATTATGGTGGACATATAATGGATAATTATTTTCATGTGAGTGATAAAAAAAGTTGTAAAAGACAAAAATATGAAGAAGAAAAAGCAAGAATAGAGGAAGAAAAAAGAAAAGCAGAATTAGAAAAGGAAAAGAAGAAGTGGGAAGAAGCTAAAAAAATATGGGATGAAGAAGTAAAAAGAAAAGCAGAATTAAAACAACAAGAAGAAGAAAAAGCAAGACTAAAAAAAGAAGAAGTCTTAAAAAAACAAAATGAAGAAGAGGCAAGACTAGAAAAAGAAGAAAAAATTAGAAAAAAACAAATTCGAAATGGATTTATTATAATGGCCTCAATAGTTATCCTTCCAACTACACTTACTAAAATATTTTATAAAGAAAAACCATAAAATTTTAAATTAGGCTTGGGAAACCAGGCCTTTTTTATTATATTAAGTTATATGAAAGAAAATAGTTTATTTGTAGAACGGTATAGAAGTAAAACATTAGATGAGTATATTGGTAATGAACAATTAAAACAAATTGTATCCCAATATATTAACAACAATGATATTCAAAATCTATTATTGTATGGTACACCTGGTACAGGTAAAACCACATTAGCTAAACTTATAGTCAACAATATAAATTGTGACTTCCTATATATTAATGCATCGGATGAGAGGGGGATCGACACTATTAGAGATAAAGTGCAGGGTTTTGCCTCAAGCGCTTCATTCAAACCCCTTAAGATTATTATCTTAGATGAAGCTGATTTCTTAACTATTCAGGCCCAAGCGTCATTAAGGAATATTATCGAGACATATTCTCGTACTACACGTTTTATCTTAACATGTAACTATCTTGAACGCATCATTGATCCCCTTCAATCCCGATGTCAAGTATTAAAAATTACTCCTCCATCTAAAAAAGAAGTAGCACAACATGTTGCTAATGTTTTAGAACAGGAAAACATTAACTATGAATTAAATGACTTAGTATTAGTAGTTAATAAACATTATCCAGATGTCAGAAAAATACTTAATACTTGCCAGGTTAATACAGTTGAAGATAAGTTAACCATTGATAAATCACTAATTGCATCAAATGGTTATACAGATGCTATTTTAAAAGAACTTAAAGCAGCAAATAAAAACAGCTTCAAAAACATCAGACAAATACTTGCAGATAGCAATTTGGATGACTTTGAAGAAATTTATAGATTCCTATATGATAATTTAGATGAGTATGGTAAAGATGACTTAACCAAAGTATCAATTATTATTGAAATAGAAAACTATATGTACCATGCCAATTTTAGAATTGATAAAGAAATCAATGTAATGGCCTTAATATGTTCAATTTTAAAAACAATACAATAAAATGAGTAAGACAGAAAAGCAGCTCAATGTTAACATTGACATTAAATCATCTCAACCAATTACTTCACCTGAAGGTAATCATATCTTTGCTGAAGGTGTAATTTTGAGAAAAGTATCTAAATTTGTAGCAGGCACAGCTGAAGATGCTATTATTCCTATTCCTGTAATGTATGATGTATCAACAGGTAAAGTATTAGTAGAGTTGTTGCCTAAAGAACTCCGAGACGAATATGCAAATATTTGATTGGCTTAAACAAATTACTTACGAAAAACAATCTTGGGACTCATTTACTGAGGAAGACAAAGTATCATTTAATCCATATATGATACATCGCTTCCTCAGTATGAATCCTGAGTATATTGAGTTTGTAAACCTAATCCAGAACATTCCTTATACTGAAAAGGAAAAAATATATAAACTATATTTATATATGATTCCAAAGAAAAACATGTTTTTAAAATATATTAAATCATCTAAAACTAAAACTAGAGAGGAGCTATTACAACATTTAGCTTCTTACTATGAGTGCTCTTTGCGTGAGGCAGATGAATATTATCATATGCTTCATAATGATACTATTAAAGGTATTTTAAAGAAAAAAGGTATTGATGATAAAGAAATTAAAAAGTTATTAAAATGAAACTAGACAGTATTGTAACATCAGTTATAAAACAATTTGAAGAGCGTAGCATTAAAGGTAAAGAAAAATATGGTACTGACTTGGATAGAGAAGATTTAGCTTTAATAGATTGGATAGAGCATGCTAAGCAAGAGCATATGGATGCTATCTTATACTTGGAAAAAATCAAACAGCAATATCTTAAAGAAACTGAATCGTGAAAATACCATCTATAGTAAAAACGATTCAAAAACAACCCATACAAGAAATAAACTATGCATTCCATAAAACAATTTCTTATAGCCAGTTCTCTATATATCATGAGTGCCCTCACAAGTGGGAATTACAATACAAAGACAATTTACAACAGTATGAACCTACTATCCATACTGTGTTCGGAACCGCAATGCATACTGTTATTCAGCATTACCTTACTGTAATGTACAATGAAAGTGGAGCAGCAGCGGATAGAATAGATATAGAGACATTTTTTGAAGATGAGTTTAGAAAAGTATACTTAGAAGAATACAAGGCAAATAAAAGCACTCACTTTAGTGGAGCAGCAGAAATGAGAGAGTTTTATGATGATGGTATTGCTATATTAAGTTTCTTTAAAAAACACAAAGGACAATACTTCAGTAAACGAGGATGGTATTTGATTGCTTGTGAGTTACCTATTGTTATAACGCCTAATAACGCGTTTAAAAATGTTTTATATAAAGGTTATATCGATCTTGTAATGTATCATGAACCCACAAATACCTTTAAGATATACGACTTTAAAACGTCTACTCGAGGATGGAATGATGATGCTAAAAGAGATGAGCGTAAACAATTTCAATTGCTGTTCTATAAAAAATACTTTAGTGAACAGTATGGTGTTCCTGAAGAGAATATAGATGTTGAGTTTGTTATATTAAAAAGAAAAATATGGGAGGAAAGTGAGTATCCTCAAAGTCGTATTCAAGAATTTGCTCCTCCAAGTGGTAAAATTAAAATGAAAAAAGCATTAACCGCCATAGATAATTTTCTAAATGAATGCTTTAACATTGATGGATCATACAAAGACATATCGCATCCTGCGACCCCAAGTAAAAACTGTCAATGGTGTCCCTTTAATGAGAGAAAAGATCTTTGCAACAAATAGTGTTTTTGTATATATTTATATATAAATAAGTGTTATGGATAAAAAGGATATGACATTAACAAGCGTGAAAGTTCAAAGCGACTTGTTTGAAGATTTCAAATTAGAATGTGTTAAGCGAAAATTTTCTTTACAAAAGCTTGTAGATAGAGCAGTCCATTTATATCTTACATCAGACGAATTTAGAAAGTCAATTCACAATCACAATAATTTAAATCGATAAAAGTTTTATGAATCAAAGTTTTGCGTATTTACCTCAAAACAAGAGGAAAAAAATACTTTTAATTTGTGACGACATTAGAGTCCACTCAGGTGTAGCAACTGTCGCTCGCGAATTAGTATTAAACACAGCCCAACATTTCAATTGGGTAAATGTAGGAGGTGCTATTAATCATCCTGAAGCAGGTAAACGAATGGATTTATCAGTGGATACCAATAATAATACTGGTTTAACTGATAGTTCTGTTATTTTATACCCAACTAATGGATATGGAGATGCTAGATTAATTAGACAGTTAATCCAAATGGAAAAACCAGATGCTATTTTCTTAATCACTGATCCAAGATATTTTATTTGGTTGTTCCAAATTGAAAATGAAATCAGAAAAAAAACACCTATCATTTACCTTAACATTTGGGATGATTATCCAGCTCCAATGTATAATAGATCATATTATGAGTCATGTGATGCTCTATTAGCTATCTCTAAACAAACTAAAAATATTAACACTTTAGTATTAGGTGATAAAGCTAAAAATAAAATTATTCAATATGTGCCTCATGGTTTAAATGAAGATATCTTCAAACCGCTTGACAATACTTCTGAGTTAGAAGAATTTAAAAAGAAATTATTTGGAGGCAAAGAAATTGATTTTGCTCTATTCTTTAACTCTCGAAACATTCGCCGCAAACAGATCCCAGATACAATGATGGCTTATAAGTTGTTTATTGATAGATTATCTGAGGAACAAGCAAAACATTGCGCGTTTGTATTACATACTCAAGTAGTAGATGATAATGGTACTGACTTAGAAGCAGTAAGAGAATTATTATTTGGTGATGACCCAAAATATAATATCATTTTCTCACCTCATATGCTCCCAGCTGATCAAATGAATTTGCTTTATAATAGCACTGATGCTCAAATTTTATTAACTAATAATGAAGGTTGGGGATTAAGTTTAACTGAAGCATTATTAGTAGGAAATCCAATTATTGCTAATGTGACAGGCGGAATGCAAGATCAAATGCGTTTTAGTAAAAAAGGTAAATGGATTGATTTTGACGCTAAGTTTCCTTCAAACCATAATGGTACAGTTAAAGAACATGGTGAGTGGGCATTTCCAGTTTATCCAACTAACCGTTCAATTCAGGGTTCACCATTAACTCCTTACATTTGGGATGATAGATGTAACGCTGAAGATGCAGCTGAACAAATTAAAGCTGTTTATGACTTGTCTAAAGAAGAAAGAAAAGCATGTGGTTTAAAAGGACGTGAATGGGCTTTGTCTGATGAAGCAGGATTCACAGGTAAGAAAATGGGTGTTAATGTTATTAACACTTTAGATAAATTATTTAAAACTTGGAAACCAAGAGAAAAATATGAATTAGTAAATGCTAATGAAATCAAACCTAAAACAGTACCTCACGAATTAGTTTATTAATACCAAAAAGTTATATGAAACCATTATTTTTTATTAGTTGCCCTATCGACACATATAGTGGATATGGAGCACGTTCCCGAGATTTAGTTAAAGCAATCATTGAGACAGACAAATATGATGTTAAAGTCATTCCTCAGATGTGGGGTAACACACCTTGGGGTTTTATTGAAGATAATCCTGAATGGTCATTTTTAACAGATCATTTATGGACTCAACCTCAACTCCCAAAACAACCTGAGGTATGGATGCAAATTACAATCCCAAGTGAATTCCAGCCAATTGGTAAATTTAATATTGGAGTGACAGCTGGTATTGAGACAACACTTTCACCTGGTGATTGGATTGAAGGTATTAATAGAATGAATTTAACATTAACTTCTTCTGAGCATTCAAAAGAAACATTTGTTAAAACAGCACTTCAAAAAATTGATCAACGTACTAATCAAGTGATTGGAGAAATGAGAGTTGAAAAACCAATTGAAGTATTATTTGAAGGTGCTAACATTGATATATATAAACCACTTGATACTGTAGAATCATTTCCTGAACTGACTGATGTTAAAGAAAAGTTCTGTTATTTGTTTGTAGGTCACTGGATTAATGGTGATTTGGGTGAGGATAGAAAAAATGTTGGGTTGTTAATTAAAGCATTTTATGAGACATTTAAAAATAAAAAACAAAAACCAGCACTTATTTTAAAGACATCTCAAATAGGTTCTTCATATGTTGACCGAGATGAAATTTTAAAAAGAATTAACATGATTAAAAAGACAGTTAATTCAAAAGATTTACCAAATGTTTATCTATTACATGGTGAATTTACTGATGTTGAAATAAATGAATTGTATAATCATTCTAAAGTAAAAGCAATGATTAGTTTAACTAAAGGTGAAGGTTTTGGTCGCCCATTATTAGAGTTTAGTCTAACTAAAAAACCAATTATCACAACCAATTGGAGTGGCCATAAAGATTTCTTAGATGAGAAATTTATCACTATGCTTCCAGGTACTATGACAAATGTTCATCCTAGCGCAGCTAACAATTGGTTATTAAAAGAATCACAATGGTTTTCAGTTGATACAGGTCATGTAGGACATCATTTAAAAAATATGTTTGAAAATTATAAAACATATACTGATGGCGCTAAGCGTCAAGCATATAAGAGTAAAAATGAATTTAGTTGGGATAAAATGAAAGATAAACTAGATCAATTATTCACTCAATATATTCCTGAGTTTCCAAAAGCAATTGAATTAAAATTACCTCAATTAAAGAAAATTGAATTACCAAAACTTAAAAAAGTAGAAGAAAATGTCGCCGGATAAAATTATTGCATGCCCTAAATCAGGAGGTGACTTGTGTTATGAAACACAAGTTACACCTGAAATTACAAACTGGATGTCTCTATCTTGTGGTTATTGGACTAATAGTTTAATGACTAAGGATAGTGATTTCTATAAAGAACAATTTGAAGTACTACCTGAGTTATACAAAGCATTAGCTTGGGAAGATCCTGAAACAAAATTAACTTGGTTACCACAAACAATAAATCTTCCAACACAAGGTATGGTATTTGCAAATGGTACTTCATCTGATAATTGGAAGTGGGCAGCTGTTAAAGCAACTCAAGTAACAGAAGAAGAAAAAGAAAAATACCCAATCCCAAAACAACCAGGTAAATTCTATGAATATAGAATGAATATGGAAACACTTCAACATTTTGAAGAAAGAGATTTTATAGATGCTTTAGAATATATTGGCCTTATAGGAAAGTAATATTATATTAGGGTTATATGAAAATTAGTTATGCTATTACAGTCTGTAATGAACTGGAAGAAATTAAACGTCTAATTAGTTTCCTCCATCAACATAAACGCCATGAAGATGAAATTTGTGTTTTGTTAGATAAACCAAAAGCCTCCCCAGAGTTATTATACCAATTAAATGTATATTCTTCTGAAGATTTTATTATCTTAAAAGAAAGTGAATTTAAAGGACATTTCGCTGATTGGAAAAATCAATTAAATGAAATATGTTCTGGTGATTATATCTTTCAGATTGATGCTGATGAGTTACCTAATGAATATCTAATTGAATCATTACCTGAAATATTAGAAACTAATTCAAGTGTAGAAGCATATGTTGTTCCGAGAGTTAATACTGTAGAAGGTTTAACTCCAGAACATATTGCTAAGTGGGGATGGCATGTTAATGAAAATGGGTGGATTAATTGGCCTGATTATCAATGGAGAATATATAAAAACAGTCCTGGTATTGAATGGAAAAATAAAGTACATGAGGTTATAGAAGGATACAAAACTGTAGCTCAATTACCCGCTTATGAGGATTTAGCATTATATCATCCAAAGACAATACAACGTCAAGAAAAACAAAACAATTACTATAATACGTTATGAAAAAAAAAGATTTAATAGTTGGATGTGTATCTAACTATAATTATGATAATATTCACAATTGGTCTAAATCTTTGATTCAATCAGGATTTGATGGAGATAAATTTATTATAACATATAATATATCTAATGATACTCTATTAGAATTACAAAAAGATGGATTTATAATATATGAAAGCCAATTGTATACTAATATTGTTGTTCAACGTTTTGCTGATGTTTGGAGATTACTTAATAATCTTGATCTCACTCAATATAACTGGCTAATCTCTACAGATGTAAAAGATGTTATATTCCAGACTAATCCTTCAAATTGGTTAGATAAAAATATGAAAGACTATAAATTTGTAGTAGCTTCTGAATCTCTTAAATATTGTGATGAAGATTGGGCTGTCTACAATATGAATGAATCTTATGGACCTGAAGTTTATCAATGGATATCTGATAAAACAATATATAATGCTGGAAGCGTAGCTGGTGAAGTAAATTTTACTAAAGACTTATTTTTTATTAATTATTTACTTTCATTAGCTGGAAAAAGTCATAATCCAGATCAAGCATCTTTAAATATTTTATTATCAACTAATTTACTTCAAGATAAAATTAAATATACAGATAATATAGATGGTTGGGCTTGCCAATTAGGCACTACCATGGACCCAGCTAAAATAGAAAAATATAAACCTAAACTATTAGAGTCTCAACCATTAGTAAAAAATAATAAATTAATAAACTCTCAAGGAGAAGAATATTGTTTAGTCCACCAATATGATAGAGTTCCTGAGTTAAAAAACATTATCAATCAAATTTATGCTTAATTTTGGAGTCCATATACAGTGTTACAAAAATAATAAAGCTGTTGATTACTGTTTAGAACAATTTAGAAATTATTATCCTGAAAATCCAATTAGATTACTTTCTGATAATGGAGATGATTTTGATAATCTAGTAGAAAAGTATAACATATTTTATAAAAAAGAAAGTAAAAATATTTTACCTAAAGGTAAAATGAATGGAAGTGATGGAGTATATGAGTATCTATCTCGTATTAATAATACCTGTCTATTATTTGATACAGAATGGATATTCCTAATGGAGGAAGATGTTTTAACTAAAGGAATAATAAAATCATTCCCTAATACTGAAGCAGCTGGAATATGTTCTCATCCTTTTCATCCTGAACTTGAAAATTATTTAAAATCAAAAAATAATAATACTGTGTTAGGATATGGAATGTGTGGGGGCAGTATTTTTAAAAGACAAACATTTTTAGATTGCTACCAACATATTAATTCCTTTAACCTCCCAGAACTAGAAAAAATGGATCCCAGAATAACAGGATGGAGTGATATTCCTTTAACTGTATTTTTTATAATAAATGGGTATTCATACTCAATATGGGATGAGACAGAACAACCCTCAGCTAATATATATCATAATAATTCTTCATTTGAACATGATTTTAAAAAATACTACTAATATGACACAAGGATACTTTTTTTTAGGATTAGGAAAATATTATATAGATGAATCTATTAATCTTTTAAAAACTATTAAAAAATTTGATAATAAAAGATTATTTGGTATTATGGTAAATCAAGAAGATTACCAATACGCTAAAGAATTAGATTTATTTGATTCTATAATAATTAATGATTATTCTCATCCTTTATATCAAACAGTTAAAACCTCTTTTGAGAAATATTGTTTGATTCCTAGAATAACTTTTAATGAATATTTACCATTTGAAGAAACTATTATACTTGATAGTGATATCCTATGTATTTCTAATCCTGATAATATGTGGGAATATTTTTCAAACAACTCTCAAGATTTTAATATGACTGGGTTTGAATGGGATGAAAATTGGCATTGGGGTACAATAAAAAATGTATCTAAAATTATAGGAAAATCTGTACCTCATACTCATGGAGGAGTTTTTTATATTAGAAATAAAGAAAAGTTAAAAACTTACTTTGATCTATGTCATGATGTATATCATAAGTATGATGAATGTGGATTATTACAAAATTTTAGAGGTGGTAGAGTAGATGAGCCTATATTTGCTGTAGCTATGGCATTAAGTGATATGTTGCCATTAGATTTTATTAAATACCCTATAATTACTTTTAATCTTTCTGGAGACACTGTTTTTCCTACAAATCTACAAACTGTAAATAACCTAAACATTAACTGTGAAGAATATATACCTTTTGTTCATATGTTTGAAAAATCTACAGGAAACAATTATAAACAAATTTTAAATAAAATATTAAACTAAATTAAATATGAGACGAATATTCTTAGATGGTGGCACACATTATGGCCAAGGATTACAACAATTTATACAAAAATATAATATCACTCCAGAATGGGAAATACATACTTTTGAAGCTAATCCAGTAACATATAATCATTTTTTAGAAAAAAATCCTCATTTGCTTCAACGTTTTAATATAAATCATTATAATAAAGCATTATCTAATAAAAATGGAGTAGTGACTATAAACCAAGAAACCCCACCAAATGAAGATAACTCAGGAATGGGATCTTCTATTATTTCTTTAGATAAGTGGAATCCATGGGGTGGGGCTTTAAGAGAAAATTTTAAAACAACATCTGAAGTTGAATGTATTGATTTATCTGAGTTCATTTTAAATAATTTTTCTAAAGAAGATTTTATTGTATTTAAATTAGATATAGAAGGAGCTGAGTATGATGTGTTAGAATCCTTAATAGAAACTGAAGCTATTTTTCACATTAATGATTTATATGTTGAATTTCATTCAAGATTTTTTACAAATTCTGAAGAAATCTTAATCAAAGAAAATAATATTAAATCCTTTATTTTAAATAATACTCAAGTTAGACTTACAGAATGGCACTAATTGAATACAATTATATTATTGTAGGTTCAGGATTCTTTGGCTCAATATGTGCTTATGAGTTAACTAAAAAAGGTTATAAATGTCTAGTTTTAGAAAAACGAGACCATATTGGAGGCAATTGTTACACAGAAAATAAAGATGGAATCAACATCCATACTTATGGGCCCCATATCTTTCACACATCAAATAAAAAAGTATGGGAGTGGATAAATCAATTTGTTTCTTTTAATGATTTTACTCTTCGACCTGTAGCTAATTATAAAGGTGAAATTTATTCTTTACCTTTTAACATGTGGACATTCTCCAAATTATGGGGAGTGACCCACCCAGACCAAGCTAAATTAGAAATTGAAAGACAAAGTGAACACATTAAAGACCCTCAAAATTTAGAAGAACAAGCTATTAAACTAGTAGGAGTAGATGTTTATGAAAAGTTAATTAAAGGATATACTACTAAACAATGGAAAAAAGATCCTAAAGAATTACCTAAAGAAATTATAAAACGACTACCTGTTAGATTTAACTATGATAATAATTATTTTAATGATAAGTATCAAGGTATTCCTATAGGTGGTTATACTCAAATATTTGAAAAATTATTAGAAGGAATTGAAGTTAAATTAGGAGTTGATTATTTAAAAGATAAAGAATACTGGGATAATCAAACTGAAAAGATAATATATACTGGACCTATAGATGCTTATTTTAACTATCAATTTGGGGAATTAGAATATAAAACAACTAAATTTGATCATAAAAAATTAGGGACAGATAACTTTCAAGGTGTAGCTATGATGAACTATACAGATGAAGAAACTCTTCATACACGATGTATAGAACATAAACATTTTGAATTCATAGATTCTCCAACAACCTGGATTACTTGGGAGTATCCAACTGAATATAAAGCCCAACAAACAGAACCTTACTACCCAGTTAATGATAAAGAAAATACTTTAAAATATTCTCAATATAAAAACTTGACTAATCAAGAAAAAAATATTATTTTTGGAGGTAGATTAGCAGAGTATAAATACTATGATATGCATCAAGTAATTGAATCTGCTTTAAATTTTGTAAAACAAGAAATTAATGATAACACAAATAGCAATACATACTTTACCTTACGAGATTGATCAATTAGAAAGACTTTTAATCCAATTAAAAAGAAACTCTAAACACCTCACTCCAGATAATAATATTATTACTGATGTTGTATTAAATGTTAATTTAAACAATTGGGATAATTCTTCTCTATCAAAAGAATTTTTTATAGATAAATTTTATCAATTAGAGCAATTAACTAAAACTTGGTCTACAACTAATTTTCACATCAATGATAATAATGAAATTTTAGGTTGTGTGAGTCATAGGAGAAAAGTATTTAGAGAAACTCAAGCTGATAATGTTTTAGTTCTTGATACTGATGTATTTTTTAGTGATAGTTTGTTATATCATATTATTAATGGGGCGTTATTAATAGAACAAAATAGTCCATATTATGTGTTAACTCCCCAAATAACTAAAATGTGGGATAACAGTTGGGATTGTTTAGTTAATGATGCTTTTTTAAATGATTCAACTAATGAATTTAAAAATAAAGATCCATTTATAACAGCAGATTGTTTAGGAGAAGTTAGTATAAAACCTATTGATGGTTTTAAATTTGGAGGAGGATGGGGAACATTAATAAGTGTTCCATTATTAAGAAAAATAGATATACCTGACTCATTAGGACATTATGGCCTAGAAGACACATATATAATGATTTGCTCTTCTTTTCTTAAACAGAACGGACTTAATGTAAATCAATATGTTTTAGAAAATGAACTCCTAATTGAAGATAATAGATTTAGATTTAGCCCATATAAAAAATACTTATCAGCTATAGATAGAAGAGAAGAATTTAAAAAAATAGCTAATGAAAATTTTCAAAAAGAATTAAATAAATTTGGAAGTTCTTTATAAAATTATATATTACATATTATGAAAAATGTCTATGATATAACAACTGAGTTTGAAAAACGATTAGGAGAATACACTGGTGCTCCATATGTTATAACTCTTGATAACCAATCTAATGGATTATTTTTAGCTTTATATTATGAAAACTATATAACTAAAAATATCAAATCAGAATCTATAACTATCCCATCAAGAACATATCCTTCAGTACCATGTGAAATAATCCATGCTGGTTTAAAAGTTAAATTTAAACAAGTTGAAGGTAAAACTATTAAAGGAGCATATCAATTAGAAGGATCTAATGTATGGGACTCTGCTTTATCCTTCACAACCAACATGTATAAATCAGGTACACATATGTGTATCTCATTTACTGGCCCATATAAGCATTTTAAATTAAGTAAAGGAGGAGCTATATTAACTGATAGTTTAGAAGCTTACCATTGGTTTAAAAGAGCTAGATACTCTGGTAGGAGAGAATGTTCATATCATGATGATTATTTTGATATGTTAGGATGGAATTTTTATATGATGCCTGAGTTAGCTTCTAGAGGATTATTATTAATGAATCAATTTTATAATTTAGATGGTACTCCTAAACATAATGAAGATTTAGAATTGCCTTATCCTGATTTATCTAAATTTGAAATATATAAAAAATGAAATTAGCATTATATGGTTATGGAGGTCATGCTAAAGAAGTAGCAGCTCAAATAGGCCAAGATGTTATATTTTTTGTAGATGATAATTACGCAAATGAATATACTCAACCTATTTCATCATTTAACCCAAATGAATATTCAATGATAGTAGCTACTGGTGATTCTAGAACCAGATATGACATGGTTCAAAAATTACCAAAAGAAACTAAATTTTTTACTTTCATTCATCCTACAGCATTAATGTTAAGTGATAATATTGAGATTGGAGAAGGTAGTTTTATTGGTGCTAATTCAATATTAACAACTAATATTAAAATAGGTAAACATGCTTTGTTAAATCGAGGAAACCATATAGGTCATGATACAATAATTGGAGATTATTTTAGCGCAATGCCTGGAGCTATAGTATCAGGTAATGTTAGAATTTATGATGTAGTTTATTTAGGTACTAATTCATCAATAAGAGAAAAAACATCAATCCATAGTTTCACCACCATAGGCCTTAATTCAGGTGTAGTTAAAGATATAATAGAACCTGGTGTATATGGTGGAACACCTATCAAAAAAATAAAATAATGAAAATCCATATTTTTTATAGACATTATAATATAGAGGGTTCAGACTATAAAAATCGTCCCCAATGGTTTGATTTTGAAAAATGTTTCATAAATCTTCTTAATACTATAGAAGGTAAAAATGTTGACCTCCATTTAATAATGGATGGAAATATTGAAAATAATTTTGTGAACAAATATAAAGATAAATATATTTTACATATTATAGATGCTAAATCAGACCAAATCTCATTTTGGAAAACATGGGAAATAGCTAAACAAACTTTGATTAGTGATAAAGATTTAGTATATTTTTTAGAGAATGATTACTTACATGTTGACAATTGGGTTGATAAAGTGATAGATTTATTCTCTTCTTATAATAATTTAAATTATGTAAGTTTATATGATCATAATGATAAGTATTTTTTACCTATGTATGATGATTTAGTATCAAAAATATTCACTTCTGAAACTTGTCATTGGAGAACAACCCCAAGTACTTGTGGTAGTTTCATTATACCAAAAAATATTTTTGAAGAAGATTATAATGAACATACCACTATACCAGGAGACCATAACAAATTCTTACATTTAACTCACACTAAAAACAGATTTATAATAACCCCTATCCCAGGATTATCAACTCATTGTATGGAGGGGCTATTATCACCTACTATTAATTGGGAACAAATAAATAAATAATTATGATATACGATTTAGAAAAAAAAGTAAATGAAGTATATTTTATGTCTTCTGATATTAATGAGCATATACCTGCTTTATTAAAATATGGTGGAGAATGTAAACATATAACAGAAATGGGGGTTAGAGGAATATGCTCAACATGGGCTTTTTTAGGAGCTAATCCTAAAAAATTAATTAGTTATGACATTCAAGATCCATCTACATGGGGTGAGAGCATACAAAATGTAAAAGATACAGCTGAAGCATATGGAATTGATTTCACATTTATATTAGCTGATGTGTTAAAAATAGAAATTGAAGAAACAGATTTACTATTTTTAGACACTTGGCATTCATATAAACAATTAAAATCAGAGTTAGAATTACATGCTGGTAAAGTTAAAAAATATATTGTATTTCATGATACTACCTCATATGCTGATAAAGATGAAACTTCATATGAACATTGGGGAGATGAATGGAAAGCTGAAGGAATAGGTATTTGGAAGGCTATTGAAGAATTCTTAACTTCAAACCCAGAATGGGAATTAAAAGAACGCTTTTATAATAATAATGGTTTAACTGTTATAGGAAAAATATGATAAGTGTAATTATACCAACATATAAGTCACCAGAAATGTTAGACTTATGTCTACATTCTTGTATTGAGGGGCAACAAAATAAAAATCAAATTATAGTTGTTGTAGATGGATTTTATGATTTAAATAAAGAAGTACTTGAAAAATGGGCTGAATATATTGATGTTTTAAATTTAGAACAAAATGTAGGTTTATGTCGAGGAACTAATTTAGGAGTATATAATGCTCAATATGATAAGATATTGATTGTTAACGATGATAATGTGTTTCCAAAAAATTGGGACATCCATTTAGAAACAGATTATGTTAAAAACTCATTATTAACACCTAATCAAATTGAACCATACCCTAGTATGTTTAATCAATTCCACATTAAAGATTTAGGTAAGTCAGTTGATACATTTGATTTAGAATATTTTCAAGAGTATGAAAAAACATTAAATGAGGTAGTCTATAAGAAAATGCCTGAGGAAACAGGTTCAACATTACCTATTTTTATGTCAAAAGTAGATTATTTAAGAATTGGAGGGTGGGATGAAAACTATGAACTAGGAATGGTAGCAGATTGGGATTTCTTTTTAAAATGTCAATTATCAGGATTAAAAATGTTTAGAACTTATAATTGTCATTTCTACCATTTCGCTTCAGTGTCTACTAATGGAGAAAAAAGACAAAAAGCAGAACAAAATGGTCATGAATATGCTAAATACAAATGGGGTACTTATATTAAACATAACCCACAGAATAATTTAAAGTTTTTATGAGATCATTAAAAGAAATAACACCTCGAAATTTTAATCATTTTTGCCAGCGAACAACTAATTATCAAAAATCTCAATTAAGGCAAGATTTATTTATATTGTTTATTACTAATTTTAAACAAAATGGATATTTTATTGAAGCAGGGGCAAGTGATGGGGTTACATTTAGTAATACTTTTACTTTAGAAAAAAACTTTAATTGGCAAGGAATATTAATTGAACCAGGTCTATATTGGAAAGAACTTTTAAGTAAAAATAGAACATGTCATATAGGTTATAAAGCTCTTTGGAAAGAAAATAATTCTGTTCTATTTAATGAGATTCAAAATAATCCTACTTTATCACATATATCCTCTATTGATTCAAGTAGTTGGATGTTTGATATCAATCAAGAGAAAAAATCACAATATACAGTCCCCAGTACCACTTTAGTAGATATATTAAAATATTATGATGCCCCAAATGTTATAGATTATTTATCTTTAGATATTGAAGGTTCAGAATATGATGTTTTAAATAGTTTTAATTTTGAAACATATGATATTAAAATTATAACAGTTGAACATAATTATTCTCCCAATAGAGAAAAAATATTTAATCTACTACAAAGCAAATATAATCGTGTGTTAACTGAAGTAAGTGGAAAAGAGGATTGGTATATTAAAAAATAATTTGGCTTTATAATTTCTTAATGTTATATTTAATCAAAATTAAGAAACATGGATTATACTAACAGTGATTATTATTTCTATTCACACTTAGACCCAGATAGAGAACCTATTGGAACATGTAAAGCAGGTACTTTAGGTATAGCTACTTATTATTTTGCCTCTATGAAAGGTATGGATACTAAAAATTTTTTAAAATTATATTCTATAGGAGTAAAAAATGAATCTAGATAATTTTGGAGATAGACTAAAAATCAGTCGCAATAAACAGTCTCAAGAAAAAGATGTGTTTGTTGAATTTGTTAGCATGTTAGATGAATGTTGGGCTAAAACTAATTTTCTCCATGATCATCTAAAAATTGATTTTTATAATTATGAGGAAGCATACTATAGTATTATTGAAGATCTTATTTATCTTAAGTATGGAGATGAAGTAGGTGCTTTGATTTTATGGTATGTATATGATAGATTTGATTCTGAAGGTAATCTTCAAAAACTAGAAGTAGCTATTCCTGGTAAAGATAAAAAAATTTACACTCTTAAGACAGCTCTTGATCTTTGGAATTTAATTGATAAAATAAATAAAGCAAATCAAAATAACAATTTATGAGTAGATACTGTAAAGTATGTGGTATTGAAATTGATCCTCGAAGGATAGCCATCCTCCCAGACACCCAAACATGTACTCAGCATTCAACAGCTGAAAAGAAAGTAGCAATGGTAGTTCAAATGGGAGAGGGTGATCATACATGGACTGAGACATATGCTGTGGAGAGAGAAGTATATGATAAGATTCAAGAAGCAGAAAAGAATTTTAGAAAAACAACCACACCTAGAAAACCAAAAGTGAAATCACCTGAAGAAGAGGAAGAATTATCTGTTTTAGATGAGGTAGAAGAAGAAACAGAATTATCAGAAGATGAATATACTGATGATGAAGATGATTATTCAAATGATGAATATACTGAAGACGAAGACTAATGCCTAAAGCAATACATTTAAGTAAAGAGCAAATTTTAGCAGCAATGGACAAGACTAAGTCTGTTCGTGCCGCGGCTCGTTACCTAAATATTTCATACCAGCATCTTAAAAAATGGATGAAACTATATAAGGATGATAATGGAGTTACTTTATTTGAAGCACATAAAAACCAGTCAGGTAAAGGTATCCCTAAATTCTTATCAGCATCTCATTATAATAAAAAAGAACCAGCGTTATTAGACATACTAGAAGGTAGAGTTAACCCAGCTCATTTTAACCCTCAAAAGATAAAGTATAGAATGATAACTGAGGGTTATTTAAAGGAAGAATGCTATGGTTGTGGATTCCATGAACGTCGAGTATCTGATTATAAAACCCCACTTATTCTACATTTTAAGAATGGTAACAAACAACATTACTCTTTAAATAATATGGAGATGTTATGTTACAATTGTTATTATTTAACTGTAGGAGACTTATACACTGATAAACAACTTGAAGGATTAGAAGACCATAAACCGATGAATGAGAGCCATGTTGATTGGGAATTAGATGATTATACTCTTCAACGACTGAAAGAATTAGGTTTAGATAAATCTCATCCTCCTACCGATGATGGAAGTGAATTTATTAGTAGACTTTAAATATTTATTAGTAGATGAAGAAGAAAAAACACGATAGTATTATTAATGATTATGACAAAATTAAGTCTAAACATCTTGATAATTTAGCTAGTAAAATGTTAGCTAATGATGAGAAGATGAATAAACTTAAAGGTAAAGATATTAACCCTAAATTTTTAGACTTATTTTAATATGGCTATTGAGATTAACCTAAATAATAGTGACGAGTTTCAAGATATGATTGATAGGAAAGATTTCACTATAGCTAAAGCTGTGGTGGAGACTATTCTAGCCAATCTAAATACTCGCAAGAAGCACCTCCATGTACTATCAGTTAATTGTTTAGAGGATGGAGCTACATATGATATTACTTTAGAAAAAAAGTATTTTGCTGAGACGTTACAAGAAAATTTAAAATACTATGTTGAGAAAGAACTTTATGAAGAATGTTCTCAAATAGTAGAAGCTATAAACCAATTAAAAGAAACACCAGATGGCACTAAAAATCCCAACACACCAAGCAGAAAAAATAAGAAAAAAGAGACCAAATAGGCACTCAAAAAAGAGATCAAGCAAGATTAAAACTAGCAAGAACTATAAAAAATCTTACAAAGGACAAGGTAGATAATAAAACCAAAAATAAAGTTATGAGTAAAAATTCACCAATTCAAAATTATGAATGCGCTAAAGCATTTGGCCAGGTTATGGAATCAATTCGTAAAAAGAATCAACGCCAACAGCAATCTAATCAACCAAAACAGAAACTAGAAAAGTACCATCCTGCTTTAAAGTACAATGGACAGTAGTGTTCTAGCATATTTTGATGAGATCCCTGATAAGTACTTAATCTTAATGGCTGAGTATAATTGGGAAAAGTTAGAAGAATTATGTATACTTCTAACATTAGATATTGAAGTAGCCAATCAAGGGAGGTTAAGTAATTAACCCTCTTGTTTGGCTTCCCAAGACCTTGATGTTATATTTAGATATAATTAAAGGTTATGATTGAACGTACATATGAATTTAAAGATGGTAAACACTATGTCAAGGGAGGATTTACACCACCTATGATAGTTGACCTAGTGACCAAGAAAGCTATTATACCTTGGTGGGTGAATGTACCATTAGATACTACTCTAGATGATATCATTTGGGAGAGAGGTGATTTAGAAATTATTAAACCTCAATCAAATATTATTGAAGTAGCCTCTAGTTCAGGTGAAGGTAAATACCAAATCAAAAAAGTAGGTAATAAATACCAATGTAATTGTCCTGGTTATTGGAGAAGTAAAGATCGTATCTGTAAGCATATTAAACAAATAATAAATTAAGGTTATGAAAAAAGTAGGAAAAATCACAAACACATGGAAACGAGCACTCCAACAAATTCGCTCAAATCAACTCAATGAGGCTATTGAAACATTAGATGAATGTCTATTGATTCTAACTATAGCGACTGAGGATAATACTGAAGAACTAGATGGTGTGAGTGTTGATCTTTGGAAAACACGAGTATGGGTTAAACTAGAAGACTTAGACGCAGTACCAGCTTATGATCAGTACATCTAAGAAAAAATTAGTAACTGAAGACCCAGATAGAAAGCCATATATTGTTTATAATGAACATTTACAAGTATGGGTGGGTCTAAAAGATGGAGGTAGAGTAGCTTTATTCTCTGATGAGTATGATGAAGCAAAACCACTCCATTATGATCAACAGTTTAGAACCCTGCAGCGTGTAGCTGGATGTAAATTAGAAAGAGAATATATATGAAATTATTAATAGGAATAGGGGTTGGAGTGTTAGCTCAATTGTTAACATTCCTTCAACTTCAAGGTAGGTGGAAATTTCCTTGGATGAAAGAACACCCCCATATAGTTGTATGGCTAGGTATCCCTATATCCTATTTGTTCATGTATTCAGTTCAATGTATGGTAGAACATTTTGGAGGACAACTTTGGCCTTCTAGACTAATAGGTTTTGCTATTGGAACTATTATTTTTACATTTATGTCATTAAATTGGTTTAATGAACCTATATCTGTGAAGACAGGTGTATGTTTGTTTTTAAGTATTTGTATTTTATGTGTTCAATTATTTATGAAATAGTATGGCTGAAAAAACAGGTAATACAGTAAAATTGTTTTATAATTTCCCTACTCAATTAAGTACTGAAATATTCAGTAATGGAGAGTGGTATCGGGTTACATGTCGTAATTTTAGGAGTTTTAATGGCCCAAGACGTATTATGAAATTCAATAAACAGAATGAACCATACTACGAAGAATATAATGGTCCTGTCTTTTTATTTGAAACAAATGTTAGATTAAAAGACATGAGTAAAAAAGGATATGTTTATCCTCATGATACACCTCCTAAAGCTAAGCCAAGACCTTATGAATATTTATAATTAACCAATGAAAAACCTAACCATGAACCCAACATCAGTAACCATGGAGTATATCATTAAATCCGCCATTTATGAGAATAAAATGGAATTGATAGCCCCATCTAGAGAGTACACGGATAAAGAGGTAGCATATATAAAAGGTTATATACAGAGTTTAGAGGATATGTTAGAAGAATTTACACTTTTGAACAAAGAGGATTTAACTTCTACTTATAAGATATGTTTAAATTAGTTATAGGCACCGTATTTATACGGTACCAATGGCTGAACAATTATTAACATATCATTTTCATAAAATAGTTAAAGTAATTGGCTCATGTGAGAGCGAGGAACAATTACTGACTGCTAAGGAAATGATAGTTAATTTTACTTGGTACTGGAAAAGTAAAGGTTTAGATACTAAAACATTAGACCATTACTTAAAATATTTTAGTATACTGTTTAACTATAAAAAAAGTTCCATCTTAAACTATGAGTAACGAAGAACGCATTGAGGACATTTGTTTTTACGCCTACCAAAGAGGAGACTATGATCAGTTAATAGAGTTGGTTATTAAAAGTGAAAAGAAAAATCCCCATAAATTAAGAATTGAACACTTTGAATATGCTAATTTCAAACTAAACACCAGCTACATGCTGAAATAAATTAAAGAATATGTGGTTTATATTTGTTTTATTAGTTGTTCTTATAATTGGAGGCATATTCATGGATTTGTTATATAGATTTGAAAAAGCACCAAAACCTGAGTCTAAGTATGTTCAAATTATACATTGGTGTTTAGTGGCTCTTTTTTATATCACTATTATATATTGGATTAGAACTTGGTAAAATAAGTTTGGCCCTCCAAGGTTTTGATGTTATATTTAGATATAAATTAAAAACACATGGAAAAGAATATCACATACAATGGATTATCAGAACGACATGTCGCTCAGATTATCAGACGAAAAATGATTCAGAAAGCCAAACCTTCAGGTAAAGCTTATAAAAGAGAAAAATTTAGGTTCATAGGTGAATGAAAAGGTTATATTTTTATAATGATAATGTTTATGTTATATTAAGAGCTATTCCTGTTAGTAACTTCTATAAGAAAGAAGAATTAAATAGAGAGTTTCTTAATGGATGGAAAGAGTATTTAGGAGCGGATCATATATTAAAAACTGATACTCATTTCTTGTTTTGTGAAATTATTCAAGAACCTGAATGGAATGAAATAACAGAAGAATTAATAGTTACAGATGAAGAACAGTTACAACCCGAACAGCAAGATATTTAGAACAATTGTTTTAAGTGGTGAAATAGATGAGTCATCTGTTAAAGATGCTATTCAAACTATCTCATTTATAAATGAAATTGATAGTGGTAAGGATGAAGTTGAACCTATAAAACTAATCATTAATAGTTTAGGTGGTAACATACTTGATGGTTTTGCTTTAATTGGTGTTATAGAAAACTCATTTGTTCCTGTCTATACATATGGTTATGGGTCAATAATGTCAATGGCATTACCTATACTAGTAGCTGGTGATAAACGTTTTGGTCACCCTCTAGCTACATTTATGTATCATGAATGCTTGGACAGTGTGCCTTATGATAAAATGTCTATCATAAAAGAGAATATAGAGGAAACAGATCGATTAATGGACATGTATGATGATTATCTCATCTCCAGAACATCACTAACTCAAAAACAGTTAAATAAAGTTAAGAATAAAAAAACTGACTGGTATTTTGGCTCTGATGAAGCTCTTAGTTATAATATAATAAATGAAGTAATATGAAAGGAACACTTGAATTTGATCTTAATGATCCTGATGACCGCTTGGAACATGAACGTTGTGTTAAATCACTTGATATAGCACTTGTTCTTTGGGAACTAACTCATAACTCTTATCGTAGTTTAACAAATGGGTTTGATGAGGATGATAGTTACTATAAAGGCGTAGATGCTGTTTATGATCATCTAAAAGAATTACTATATGAACATAATGTTGATATTGATAAATTAATCCGATGAATATGCTTAATAATATTACCTATCCATTCAGAGACTTCTATCGCCGAGTGAAAAATGTATTGCGATGGTTACCCACCATTTGGAAAGACAGAGACTGGGATAATAGTCACATCACAGAGATCTTAATCAAGAAACTTGAATTTACCAGAGACTTCTACCTATCAGGCAAAGCGTATAGTGTTGAAGCTGAAAAGGTTGCTAATGAGATTCAAGAGGCAATTAATCGCCTCCATATGACTCGAGATAGCTGGGAGTTTCATGAAGCCCCAGCTATGGAGGAATTAGAACAAAAATGGGGTCTAACAGCTTTTAGTTTTGAACCTTATGAGTATGATGAGAATGGTGAAGTACTTACTTATGAGATGAAATCAAAAACTGAAAAAGTAAATACTGAGGAAGAGGAAGAACAATATAGTAAAGAGTTTAGAGAAGCATCTAAAATTGCTCACAAACAATATATGAAAGATAAAAAAGACGCTTACAAATTTATAGCTAAAAATATAGATAAATGGTGGGACTAAAAAAGAAACTAACATTATGGTGGGAAAAGAAAACCAAATTTAATCCCCATGGTGTTTGGCCTGAAGGTGCTGCTCCTGTACAAGCAGAAGGTTATACTAAAGATGGTAAGTGGTATTACTTTAGATCTAGAGGATCCCATGCTCAGATGGTAATATGTGAATCAGAAGAAGATTATGGTAGCTTACATAACACTAAATACCTATTTGAAAGAGAATTAGAGTACGGAGATGGAATGTTTCAAGCGAGTTGGATGACACATGATGATGCTGTACGTTTAGCCACAGTGTGGTTAAATGAATATTATGAAGTTGTACAAGAACTTAAATTAAATGACAAGTGGTCAAAAAAACTACGTTCTTACTAATATTGTTATTGTTGTGTCTCACAACCGGATATAGCCAATCCAGACGTCCTAAAAGTGCTAAAAAAATTACTATTCAGGACGTTGTTGAAGAGAAAAAAACACCCGAGGATATATTAAGAGAAATATATAAAGCTAGACTTGATTCAGCATCTCAATTATCTTACTCTTGTATTCAAATGTTAGTTGAAACTAAAATTGAACTTGATAGTGTTAGAAAAAATAATCAAACATTATATGTTGTGATTGATAGACAACTAGACACACTTGAATCAGCCCGTAATAAAGAAAGACGAGCTAAACAAGTAATGTTAAGAGAACATTATAAAAAAAGATCTTGGGTTAAAGCATTTATTGGTCAAACAGTTTTTGTAATTGGAGGAGTTGGAGCATTTATAACTGGTGCTTGGGTTCCTATAGGAATGGGAGTATTAGCAGTTGAAATATTTTTAGTGATGGAAAGTAAATATAGTGAAGTTAAATTAGAAGATAATAAACAAGAAGTCAAACGATATAAAATGTAAATTATGTTAAATACAATTATTAGCTTAGCAATCCTAGGATTTGGATTAAATTATTATTTTAAGTATCAAAACCTTAAAAAACAAATGAGTACACCTTCAACAACTCCAACAGGTGATGAGCCAAATGACACTTCACAACCAACAAGTGTACCTGAAAAACAAATTGGAGACTAATGAGACAATTTCTATTATCTCTCTTCTTAACCCTTACATCAGTAAGTATATTTTCTCAATGTGGGGGTAATATTTCCTATACTCTAAGTGTTCCTCCAAGTGCTAATAACACTTACCCACCAGGGACAGTTGTTGAGCTTTGCATAACAATGGATGGGTGGAATGGTAATAGTCAAGGTTCTAATTGGTTTGAAGGATTTTATATAGCGTTAGGTGGGGGGTGGCAGACAGTCACCCCTACCCTATTCCCTCAAGATGCTGATGCAACTAGTGGTACCTGGATATGGACAACTCTCACAACATCAACTAATGGAGCTACTTCAGGTCCGGGTTTCTTCTTTGAAGGCCCCGCTGGCCCTACAGATGGCAATCCAGGGAACGATTGGGGTGACTCTTGTCCAAGTACTACTTGTGTTTGGTCTTGTTGTGTTGAGATAACCACTCAAAATGGTAATCCTGGAGCAGATCTTCATATAGGAGTTATACCTTATGCTGATGGTACAATGGGTAGTTGGGGAACACAAGCATGTAATGATATTCAAACTAATCTATTTGATGGTTCAATTGGATGTCTTACACCTGGATGTACAGATGCAGATGCTTGCAACTACAATCCTACTGCCGATTGTGATGATAATAGCTGTACTTACAGTGGATGTAGTGATCCATTAGCCTGCAACTATGATGCTACTGCAGGTTGCGATGATGGTAGTTGCACCTATAGTGGATGTACAGACCCACTAGCATGTAACTTTGATGCCACAGCAGGGTGTGATGATGGAAGTTGTAGTTACACGCCTGACATTATCTTCAATCCTACATCCTATAATATATGCCTAAACAGTAGTGTACAGCTCAATGCTGAGCCTGTAGGAGGATATTGGACTCACGAGTTTGTAGTTGGTAATGTTTTCACAGGCCAAGCTAGTGGATTGTATCAACCAACATACCATGTTTCTGTCTTTGGTTGTGATGTTGAAGAAAGTGTAGATGTGAATGTTAGAGGGAAGTACGATGCACCTAATATTATCTATAGTGCTGAATTTATAGATCTATGTGTTGATTCTTATAACCAAACATATGTAGCAGATAACTCAGTAGGAATTAGTTATAATTGGTTTATTGATGATGTTAAACAGCTGTCTGTTGATAATGTACTAAACATAGAGTGGTATGATACAACTCGAACTTATATCATCAAAGTAATAGCATATGATGCTTTAGGTTGTGAAAGTGAACCTAAACTTATTTCGGTACATACCGAGGCATGTCAAAGATTCTTTGCGCCGAATTCATTCACTCCAAATGGAGATGGTATTAATGATATTTTTGAGGTAAGAGGATTATCAGTATACAAACCAATTGTAAAGATATTCAATAGATGGGGAGTTGAAATTTATACCTCATCTAATCTATATTGGACAGGTGATAGTGGAAATGGATATTATTGTAGTAGTGATGTTTACAATTGGATAATAGAATATAAAGATAAAGATGGGTTTAACAAAATTCAAAAAGGGTTTGTAACTCTCATAAGATAATATTATATTAAAGTAAATAGAAAGTTATGACTGAAGAAAAAACATTAATTGCAGACCCTGATGAAATTTTTACAATAGACAAGTATTATTCCACAAAATATCCAGGTTATTATCAACTAGGTGGAAGTGGAGGATTACAAATTTATCTTGCTAAAAAACCAAAATGGCTTCATAGAAAAATGATGAAGATATGCTTGGGAGTGGAGTGGATTAACAATTAAAAAACAACAAGTTATGATATCAGATGATTTTCAAATCGGACCTAATGGTGCTTATGAGCATGTAGGTAATGAGTTAGATTTACAATACCAAGATCTACTCCAATATATCCTAGACAATGGTGTTGAAAAGAAAGATAGAACAGGTACTGGTACTCTATCAGTATTTGGATATCAGATTAGACACAACATGCAAGATGGGTTTCCACTTCTTACAACTAAGAAGATGGCTTGGAAAACTATGGTAACTGAGTTGATATGGTTTTTAAGAGGTGATACTAATATCAAATACCTTATTAATAACAATTGTCATATTTGGGATGGTGATGCTTATAAGAATTATTTCATTGAAAAGAGCAATGAGAAAGGCCCTTTTGGTGTTAGTGGTTTAATATTAACACAGGAAGAATTCATCAACGAAATCAAAACAGATGATGAGTTCGCTAAGAAGTGGGGTGAATTAGGACCAATTTATGGAGCACAATGGAGAAATTGGCTAAATATCCCCGGTGAACTTAATAAGGGAGGTATAGACCAAATCGCAAACCTAATCAACGAACTCAAAACAAACCCAGACTCAAGACGATTAATGGTTAATGCTTGGAATGTAGGTGAATTAGACCAAATGGTACTTCCACCTTGTCATTATGGATTTCAAGTTTATACAAGAGAGTTGAGTTATAATGAACGAGAGCAACTAGCATTATCATATCCATATATTAAGGAATTATGTGATATGAATGGACCAATGACACCAAAAGGATGGGATGATTATAACATCCCAACCAGAGCAATCTCTTTAATGTGGAATCAACGTTCAGTAGATACATTTTTAGGTTTACCATTCAACATTGCTAGTTATGGATTGCTATTAGAAATTATTGCTAAAGAGGTTAATATGGTACCTGATGAGTTGATTGGTAACTTAGGTGATGTTCATTTATACTCAAACCATATTGAACAAGCTAAGGAACAAATTAGTAGAACACCTTATGATTTGCCTAAATTGATTATCAATGATGAGTTCTGGAGAATCAGCAGTATTGGAATATGGGATTTTAAAATTGAAAACTATCAATCACACCCATCAATTAAAGCACCTTTATCAAATTAATTTATGACATACGAAACGTTTTTAAAAATAACGCTTGAGTTACAAAAACAAGAGCGCATTGTAGACAACTTGTATAAAAACAAGATTGACCTACTTGAGTTTATAGATCCGTATCACGGTCTAATCCATTTACTGATTAAAGAAATCTATGGTGAGGAAGGTGTTGATTGGTTCTCTTGGTTCTGTTATGAAAATGATTATGGTGAGAAAGGATTAGAAGCATGGGACAAAGATGGAACCCCAATCTGTTATAGTCTTGAATCGCTTTGGGAGTATTTAGAGAAGCTTAGACAGGAGTCTTAGTTTCATATATGTATAATAAAACCACATTTGTTGTGAGTGAAATCTTAAGGTTTTGGGAAACACTTCAAAACCATGAAAAAGATATTTCCCACACTCGCCCTCCTGATAGCAATGCTATCTTTCACTTCTTGTGCTATTCAACAAGAAATTGAAATCATTAAAGTTAGAAAACAAAAAACTGAGCAGTTTGTTCATCATAGACAAACTGTTAAAGATGGCTTGTTTTCTAAAAATCGCAAACTAAGGACACGTCATCAATACTTTTATCACGATACAGATAGTGATAAATGGTATTTTAGACCTACTCCGCTACGTAAAGATTTTATTCACTATAAAAGAACTGGTGGTGTTAAAGGCACTGGCGGTAAAGTTAGAGTGATTAAAAGAGCTACTATGGCGAAGCCTACTAAGTAAAGGATTTCATCTATAGGAAGCGGCGATTAGTCTCCCTCATAATTATGAACAGCTGATTGTTCATGATAAGGATAGAGGCTTGAATATTTATAATAAACCAAAAATAAAAGTAATGAAAAAATTAATTTCCGTTCTGTTATTAACAGTTTTCTCAATTGTAGGTTTCTCTCAAAACTTAGTTGAGAATGTTAATAACCAAGTAATCTTAAGATACAAGTCAGGTACTCCATATCGTCTTGTAGACGCCTTCACTGAATTTTATAATGTCCCTGTAGTTGCTCAATTTGATCAACTTGGAATGATTGTGGTGCAATTCTCTGGTAACTATGATGATTTCGCTAAGGATTGTTATAATAGCGATTTGTTTGATATCATTGAAAGAGACCAAATCCAAGAAATGAAAATGGATTATGTTCCAAATGATCCTGAATTTACCTCTTGTTGGCATTTAAGACAATCAACTGACAAAGATATTGACGCTGATGAAGCATGGGACTTACTCCCAACTAATAATCAATGGGTGTCAGTAGCAATGTTTGATGGTGGTTTGGATATGACATTACCTGACTTTGCAGGTAATATTGATAGTCCATTTAACGCTGTTAATGGTACAAATGCTATTCCATATGTTAATT